CCGTCGGTCAGCCCGTCGATCCAGCAGAGATTGACGCAGGCTTTTTTGTCGAGGCCGAAATAAATGTCACGCCGCTCGAAATCGGCGCAGTCGGAAAAGATGCTTTCCAGAGAAGAAATATTCAGTTCATAGCCCTGCCATGCGGTATTGGGCATCGGGCGTTCACCCGGACTTGTTTCTAAATAATCATACATGTTGTGTATTATTCCCTAAAAAAATCACAATATTTAGATCGCGAAAAAAAGTCTGAAAAAAGTGAAAAAAAGTGTTGACTTTGCCCGAAATCAGTGGTATATTAACCAAGCTGTCGCCGAGAGGTGAGCGAGTGAAAACAAAAAACTTCTGGGAAGAACGCAAAAGTCAAGAGTAAAAGCAGAAAAAACTAAAATATTTTTTCAGAAGGCTTCAAGCGGCTTCGGCGACGTATCTTTCAAAGAGCGATCCGGACGTTTCAAAGCCTAAAATCTCGCGCGGGTAATTGTTGATCCACGTTTCGACGCGCTGAATATATGCGGCGGTTACTTTCCGGAAGTCTGTTCCTTTCGGCAAGAACCGCCGTATCATTTTGTTTATGTTCTCGTTCGTGCCGCGTTCGTATGCGCTGTACGGGTGGCAATAGTAAACCTTCGTGCGCTTCCGGTCTTTGCCGTAGATGGATTTTTCAATTCCGGCGCAATCCATAAATTCCGATCCGTTGTCAAACGTAATGCTTTTGAATATCTGTGAAAACTTCTTCCCGAAGCGGCGTTCTAATTTGTTCAGCGCCGCCACGACGCTGGCGGCGGTCTGATCCGGCATTTTGATAATAATTTCGTTCCGCGTCAAGCGCTCCGAAAGAACGAACAAGGTTTCCTTCGTCCGCTTCTTCCCGCATACGCAATCGCCTTCCCAATGTCCGAAGGTCTGCCGATCGTTGATTTCCTGCGGGCGTTCCTCTATGCTTTCGCCCTGCGGCGCGCGGGCGGCTTTCTTCCGCTCCACCTTGTCATACTTCCGCTTCCGCTCCCCGTGTTCCGGCAAGCTCTCGCGGCTGATCCCGTAGAATATGCCCTTGTCGATGTAATTATAGATCGTCTTTTCGCTGATCTCCGTTTTGAAGGTCAGCCCCAGCCGCTTGATTTCTCCGACGACGGCGGCGGGGGAATAGCCTTCTTCGCCGATCTTCTTTTCGATGAAGGCGGATAATTCGTAATCGTTGCCGATCTTCAATTCGCCGCCTTTGGCTTTTAGGTTCTCTTCATAGCGCTGTTGCGCGATCTCCGGCGAATAGCGTTCTTCGGTCGTCAAGTCGGAATTCAAATGCGTATAGCGTCCGCGCTTCAACTCCCTGTATATCGTTGTATTGTGGACGTGCAGACGGTCAGCAATCGCGCAAGGCTTCAAGCCCTCTTTCAAGCCTTTTTCGATTTTTAGGCGGTCTGTCCATGTTAAGTGTTTGTGCATTCTTCCTTCCTCCAGCTTCCGAATATGACAAAAGGGCGGCATTTCTGCCGCCCCTGCCGATAGTTACTTATCCCGCGCCGCTTCGCAATACGCCGCAATAAACTTCTTGATTTCCGTTGTCGGCGTTGTCCCGTTGTCCGCGCAAGCCTTTTTGAATTCCTCCAGCACTTCCGGACGAAGATCAAGCGGGAAGCGGGCGTAATGCGTCCGAATGTGTTTCTTTTGCGCTGAATAGTCCTTTTCGTTCATTTTGTTACTTCCTCCGCTTCAAGGATAAGACGATAGCAACGATCGACAAAGCAATGCTAATCGCCACAAGAATATAAATCGCTGTATCCATGCTCCATTGACGTTAAGCGTTTTTTGTGTTATACTTATCAAGGCAAGGGGGATTTCTCCCCCTGCCCGTTACCTTGTCAGCTTTTCTATCAGAAGAAGAATTGCAATTACAAGGTTTACGATCGCGGTAATAAGATTGATTGTGCTTGCTGGCTGGTCTTTCTTATTGCCGCTTTTCTTTTGCTTTTTCTTGCTCAACGTCTTAACCTCCTTTCTGTCTATAATTATACTATATACGTGCGTATATGTCAATAGTCTTTGCGAAAAAAGCAGAAAAAAATAAGCGGCGACGGGATCACCCCGCCGCCGTTATTCGTCTATGCCTAAAAGCCATTGCACCGAAACGCCCAGCACTTCCGCAAATATCTTCAATTCAAAGTCGGATACGAAGCGCGTACCGATTTCAATTCGGCTTATGCTGTCCCGCTCCATGTTGATCCCTTTCAACTGTATTTGTGCGGCTAAATCCTCTTGACGTAGCCGCCGGACGACGCGCGCTTCGCGCAATCGGTCGCCGCAAATGTTCTTCTTGCCGTTGTAATCATATATCTTCATTGCCGCCGCGATCCCTCTTCATTCTGATTATTTGCAAACGGTGTGTAAATATTCCGCTTTATTCTTGATTTTAGCGCATGACGGGCGTATAATTGTGTTAAAGGTCAGAATGGGCGAATTCTGCCTTGAAAATTTACATTTAAGAAGGGGGATTTGCTCTAATGTTCGTCAGCTTTACAAAGACATTGAAGAAGATGTCCGGTTTCCGGCTGGGCTTCGGTGTGCGTGTGAATAAGCGAAACGCGCCGTTGTGGTGCTTCGCTATGCTCTTCGCCGGAATGTTCTATTTGATGTGGTATATGATTATCGGCGCGGGCTGGTGTCTGTACTTCTTCTTGTGGGCGTTTTACAAGATTTATTACTATCTATTCAAGGGAATTGCGGTCGGCTGTAAGAAGCTGTATCAACTCATTAAAGGGAAAACCGCCGCGCCGTCGGAAGCGTCGGTCGAACCGCCGAAGGAATGAACCAAACAAAAAAATCCCCCGTGCAAGGCTCGAAAGCCCGCACGGGGGATTGTTCTTTATGCGGCGGAAGGCTGAAAGGGGAAGCGCGATCCGCCGCGCGGTCAATTACTCTTTGTTGCTGTCGGTATCCGCCGGAATGCCGGAAATAGTGAAGTAGTCCGGAAGATTAAAGACGGCGGCTTCGATCAGTTTATCCAGCGTTTCCGCGTCGATCTTGAAGCCCTTGCTATTCAGAAATTCAACAACGTATGCTTTCTTCTCTGCGCCCCTGCCGCTTCCGGTGTAAAGCTGTTCGGCGGCTTCGACTGCAACCGTTACCCACATTTTGATTTTCTCAAACTGTGCGGCGGTCGTCTTGCTTCTGATCCACGGGATCACGAAGGCGGTAATAATAGCCGCGATAAGAGCGATCACGGCGTTTGCAATGCTGGTAAGATCAATAGTCATTGTTTGTATCCTCGCTTTCTGTTATGTCGATTTTTTCTTTTTTCTTGATCCTGCCGACGATTACTTCGGCAAGACGCTTCATCATCATTGCGCCGCATTCGATCACGACGGCGCGGAAATACCATTCGATCAGAACGGTTTGTTCCTGCCGCGTGATAAGGAATGAAACGTACTGCGCGACGATGAAAGCCGCCGTTGTAATTGCGATCACAATAACGGCTTTCGTTGCGAAGCGTTCGTCAGCCTTGAAGAAGCGGCGCTTCGCCACCCGCTTCCCGCTCGAAGGTTTGTTTTTCATTGCGTCCCCTTTCATAGCGCAATTAACGCACGGCGCGCGTTGTGTAACGCATACCGTGCGTTGTGCGTGTGTTAAACAAGCGTTAGATCATCGACGTTCACCGCCGCGACAACCGTTCCGCCGTAGGTAATCACGGCGCGCTTGCCGGAAAGCTCCTTGACGATGTGATCGCGGGAATAGACGAAGGAAGCAAGGCTTCCGCCGGAATAGGTTTTCGCGCCCGCTTTCACGCGCACTTTGCTTCCCGTTGTGATCTTCCGCGCCGATGTCCCGCCGGACGTGCCGGAATAGGTAATGAAAGCGTCGTCGTGTCCCGCCTTCTTCAACTTCTCCATCATAGCTTCCGCGTTCTTCTTGACGCTGAACGCGCCCACTTGAACCTTGTAATACTTGCCGATCTGCACGATGTACGTATCGAAGCCTTCCTTTTTCAGCTTCGCCGCGAACGCTGTTGCGTTGTCCTTCTTCTCAAACGCTCCAAGCTGTACGCGGTAAAGGTTCTTCGCGTCGCCCTGTGGCTTCTGCTCCGGCTTCTGATCCTCTGCCGGAACGCCCAGCCGCCTGTTTACCTCCGCCGCGATCTCGCCGTGTCGGTTATACAGATAATCGCCGGGGCAAGCCTTGTTCGCGTAATCCCTGTGAACGGTCATATTGCACCCGTTCTTGTGGTTTACGCGGTCGTCCTTGCTTGTACTCCATACCAGCTTTTTGATCCCGTTCCGGCGGCAAATATCTTCGACAAGATCAAGAAGCGCCGCGTATGCTTTATCATTCACGGCGTATGGGTGCTTTGTGTCGCTTGCAACCTCGATCGTGATTGCGCGGTTATCGTTCGCCGCCGAAGAACTGCACCACGAACGATCGGCTTCATCGACGTAAAGCCCGATCCGCCCGTCGTAGCCGATCCCGTAGTTTGAACTTGCCTGTCGCGAAGTCGGCTTGAAGATTTCGCCGATCCTCTCGGCGGAACATTGCCCGACGACGCAATGAATTGTGATCGTGTCGATCTTGTGATTTCGCGGGCTGTTCTTGTTCGGTGAAATCAGCGTACACGAAATAAGTTTGCTATTGCTCATTGCTGAACCCTCCTTTGCAATGAAGAAGCGGCGGGGAAGCCCCCGCCGCCGCTGGTGTTACTCTGCTTGATCCATTCGTTTTTCGATGTGGTCAAGCCGCTTGTGTGCCTGTTTCGCCGACGCTTCAACGTCGGTCAAGCGCGTTACGAACTCCGTATTCGTCTTTCGCTGTTCCTTCTGCTCCGCCTTGATTTCGTCCGTGTTCGCCTTGATGTATCCGATCTCGGTTAAAACGGTCGCGTCGTGCTTCACATTGCTTTCCTTGTCCTTGTCCCTGTTACGAACAAAAGCGATATAGCCGAACACGATAGCGCATACGGTAGAAAAGACGGAAAGAACCGTTGTGAAAGTGTCCATCGTTGATCCTCCTTCCCGTTAGGTTACTTTTTCCCATTGCCACAAGCCCGCCGTGTCCGGCGGATAAACGCAATTCGGCATATCTGCTTTTGCAAGGTATACCGCGCCTTTGTAGCTGTAATACAAGCCGGAAACGACATTAACGACGATCCCCGCCGTTTCCGGATACGGGATCGGATCGTCAAGCGTTCCGGTCGCGGAAAGCTCGATCAAGCGATAGTACGCGAAGGTGGTTTCAACGGGATAAGCCGCCGCGTTCGACGTGTGCGCCGCTTTGATCTCGTAATACCGCCCGTTGTGCTTGATGATTTCGCCGACGGTGTTGTAAGCGTGATTGTCGGCGTATTCGTCGTATTCGATCACTTCCGCCGATTGCAGGATCGCCGCGTCGGAAATGACGTTCGTTCCGGCGGCGCGATCCTGCACGATCTGCGCTTTGAAGGATAGGGCAAGCAAAGCGGCGGTTTGCTCTCCCGCCGCTTTGACTTCCCGAACCTCTTTTTCAATTTCGGTGGAAGCTCCGCCGTTGCTCTTCTTGTGAATTACGCTCATTCAAAATTCCCCCCGATCCCCGATACCCAGCAAGCGGTCAGCGCGTCGCCGCGCTGGACAGTTACGCGGATATTCATTCCGTACTGTGCCGCCGTGTTGATCTTATTTGTGAAAACGTGTGCAACGCCTTGAACAACCGCGTTCGTGCAATCCTCCCAAACGGGGGAAGCGTCAAACGGATTGTTCGTCGCTTCAACCTTGAACGTGCCGCCCGCCGGAATATCTCGCGTTACCTTGATATTCGCGCGTGTCGGCTGGCTGTTGGCTTCCAGCGGCGCTGAAAGCGTGATAACGAAGCCCGCGATCGACTTCGTGAACGTCAGCGTCCGGACGGCGCTATTTCCTGCGCTGTCGGTCGCCGTAATTGTGATCGTGTGCTGGGCGTTCGTAAGCGCCGTGAAGGTATTTCCGGAAACGGAAAGCGTCTGCGTTGCGCCCAGCGTGATTGCGTTCTTCGTCGCGATTGTCTTTCCGTCGATCTTTTCAACAACGTTCACCGTGTCGCCGTCCGGATCGGTTACGCTGTATTGATAGGTGAAATCCCCGCGCTTCGTGCCAAGATCGGCATTACTGCCGGAAATCACGGGCGGCTGGTTATGAATTACGGCAATATCTCCGCTTGTGGTGTATGCGGAATAATTGCCGTAGCTGTCCTTTGCGCGGACGCGATATTTTAACGTGTTCCACGCCTTCATTACCGCTTCCGTGAACGTCCTGCTTGCGGACGTTTGAACCTGTGTCCACGCGCCGCTGTTGTATGAGCGCTCGAAACAATATGTCAGCGCGTCGCCGTCCGGATCGGTCGCCGCCGCGCAAGAAATGTTGATGTTCTGTCCGCTGTAACACGTTGCGGGCGCGGTAATGCTGGGCGGCGCGGAAGGCGCGGAATTGTAGATTACCGTATAATTTCCGTCGCTGTTCGGGCTGTCAGATACCAAGATAGAAGATTTAAGATTACAAAGCGGGCGAACGCCACCG